GTGTGACAAAAGGTTCACTCCAAAAGTAACTTATCAAATTTACTGTAGTAATGAATGCAGAGATCTAGCTACAAAAGATAAGATTGCTGAAAGATATCACATAGTTCGTAGACAAAAAAGAATAGGCAAAGTAAGAAAATGTATAGGCGGTTGTGGAGTCCAGCTATCAATATATAATGATGATGGATTTTGTGCAAACTGTAATGTTAGCAAAAAGGCAGTAGATAAAATGCTAAAACAAATTAAAGGATATTTTGATTATGAGCAAGATTAGCCAGCCAAGCCATATATGTGCAATAGATGCAAGTACAAATAGTCTTGCCTTTGCATTTTATACATATAAGCAACTTACTGGTTATGGAAAAATAAATTTTGATGGTAAAAATATTTATGAAAAAGTTCAAGATGCTACTTCTAAAACTAATGCTTTATTTAAACATTATAATATGATTAATGCTATCGTTATTGAACATACTGTTTTTATGAATTCTCCAAAAACTGCAGCAGATTTAGCACTGGTTCAGGGTGGCATATTAGGTGGTGCTGGATTGGCGGGTATAAAAATAATAGGCAGAGTATCTCCTATAACCTGGCAAAACTATCTAGGTAATAAGAAACTATCCAAAGAAGAACAACTACAAATAAGATCCTTAAATCCTGGTAAATCATTATCTTGGTATAAATCTTATGAGCGTGATTTTAGAAAGAAAAGAACAATTAAATTATTAGAAATAGCATATGACAAAAAAATAGATGACTATGATGTGGCAGATGCAGCAGGAATAGGGCATTGGTCTATAAACAACTGGGAAAAGGCTGTGAAATTTGACAAGGAGTAGCTATGGGTGCTAAACTATATACAAATGAAATTTGGCTTCGTAAGAGATATACCCTTGATAAGAAGTCACCAGAAGAAATAGCTAAGGAGTGTGGGGTAAGCATAGAGACTGTCTATGTATATCTTGCTAAATTTGGATTAAGGAAATCAAAACGATGAACGACAAAGAAAAATTTATTATCAAGGTTGATCAGGTTAATCATCCGTATCACTACACAACTGATCCAAGTGGAGTGGAAGCAATTGAAATTACTAGACACAGAAACTTCAATATAGGTAATGCTATAAAGTATCTCTGGAGAGCTGGTATTAAAGATGAATCAAAGCATATTGAAGATTTAAAGAAGGCTATCTTTTATATTCAAGATGAAATCAATAGACTAGAGGGCAAATATGACAAACGCAGAAATAGAAATCGTAAAACATCTTGATGAAGTAAACAAGGTTGTTGAAGAATATCTTAAGGGCAATGATCCCACTAAGATTTCTAAGACATTAGATTTGCCACGCACTCGTGTAGTTGCTCATCTTAATGAATGGAAAGCAATGGCATCTGCCAATGATGCTATCCGTGCTCGTGCTAAAGATGCACTTGTTGGTGCTGATGCACATTACACAAAACTAATTCAGCAGGCATATGAAGTTATTGATGATGCCACAACAACTGCAAACCTTACTGCAAAAACAGCAGCAATTAAACTTGTTATGGATATTGAAGCAAGACGAATTGATATGCTTCAAAAAGCTGGGTTGTTAGAAAATAAAGAGTTGGCAGAAGAAATGGTTGAGATTGAGCGTAGACAAGAGGTTCTCGTCGGTATTTTAAGAGATATCGCATCTGAGCATCCACAAGTTCGTGATTTAATTATGCAAAGACTATCTTCTATAGCAAAAGAGGGCGAGGTCATAACCGTTGTCCACAATGTTCAATGATTTTCTTGAAGTATTAAAAGATAATCCTTTTGAGGAAAATCCAGTAGATGTAAAAACATTTGTTGAATCTCCAGATTATTTGGGGCAACCACCACTTTCTCAAATACAATATGACATTGTTGAAGCAATGAGCCAAATCTACCGTAAAGAGGAACTGTATGATTTGTATGGAACAGAAAAAGGTGATAGACATTACAGCAAATATACTAAAAACGAAATCATTCTTCAGCTCGGTAAGGGTAGTGGTAAAGACTTTGTTTCTACTGTGGCTTGTGCTTATGTTGTTTATAAGTTATTATGTCTTAAAGATCCTGCCAGATATTTCGGAAAGCCAAGTGGAGATGCAATAGATATTATTAACGTTGCTATCAATGCTGAACAGGCTAAAAATGTTTTCTTTAAAGGATTTAAAACTAAAATCGAAAAGTCTCCATGGTTTGCTGGTAAGTATGAGGCTAAAGTAAACTCAATTGATTTTAATAAATCTATTACTGTTTATTCTGGACACTCAGAGCGTGAATCTCACGAGGGTCTTAACCTATTTATGGCAGTACTAGATGAAATATCTGGATTTGCTACAGAGGTTGGTACTGGAAATGAGCAGGGTAAAACTGCTGACAATATATATAAAGCATTTCGTGGTACTGTAGATTCTCGTTTCCCAGATCTTGGTAAGGTAGTTCTTCTTTCATTCCCACGTTACAATGGAGATTTCATTTCAAAGCGGTACGAAGATGTAATTATGGAAAAAGAAGTAATAGAAAGACGACATAAATTCATTATTAATGAAGAGTTACCAGAAGGACCAGATAATGAATTTGAAATAGTCTGGGAAGAAGACCATATTCAATCTTATAAATATCCTAGAATGTTTGCTCTTAAAAGACCTACATGGGAAGTCAATCCTACTAGAAAGATTGATGATTTTAAGATTGCATTTTTAACTGATCTTGGTGATGCAATGATGCGCTTCTTATGTACACCAACATATTCATCAGATGCATTCTTTAAGCAAAAAGATAAATTAGAAAAGTGCATGACACTTAGAAATCCACTGGATACTCATAGGAGATTTGATCCAGGTTTTAAGCCAGATCCAGACAAAGTTTATTATATACATGCTGACCTTGCACAAAAACATGACAAGTGTGCAGTAGCAATTGCACATGTTGAACGCTGGGTTAATATTCAGGTTATTAAAGATTACGAGCAGGTTGCTCCAATTGTTGTAGTTGATGCTGTTGCTTGGTGGGAGCCAAAGGTTGAGGGTCCAGTAGACCTATCTGAAGTTAAAAAATGGATAATGAATCTTCGTAGAGAAGGCTTTAACATTGGAACAGTTTCATTTGACCGTTGGCAATCATTTGATATTCAACAGGAGCTAAAGGCGGTAGGTATGAGAACTGATACTGTTTCTGTTGCTAAAAAACACTATGAAGACCTAGCTATGATGATATATGAAGAAAGAATTGCAATGCCCATGATTCCTTTACTTCTTGAGGAAATGAGTGAGTTAAAGATTATGAAAAATAATCGTGTAGACCACCCACGCAAGAAATCTAAGGACTTAGCAGATGCCGTTTGTGGGGCGGTATTTGGGGCAATCTCGCATACAAGTAGAGACTCTAATATAGAAATTGAGATTCATACTTGGTCCTCTGCCACTCGACTTGCGGAGAAGCAAAGAGATATGGTAGAATTGGATTCTGGGGAAATTCCTGACAATGTTCAAGAATACCTTGGGGAATATAAACTAATATAAACAATGAATAATACAAGGAGAAAAATGAATTCATTTAAGAAGATTGCTCTTGCCATGGTTGCAGCCATGACATTGGGCACATTAGTCGCAACACCTGCAAGTGCTGCTGTAATGACAGTCGCAGTAGATCTTAACGGAACAGCAAACACAACTGCTTCCGCTATCGCTACTCCAGCTGCATTGCCAGTACCAGCAGACAACACTGTAGATGCAGCAGATGCACTTAAGTTTGTAGCAACAGTTGATACAGGAACATCTGTTTCTGTAGTAGCAACTAATGCAACAATCGTTTCTGCACTACATACAACTGCTGCACCAGTAACAGCATCTTCAGGTTCATCAAGCCTGACAATTGCAACTGGTACAGGTACAACTGCAACGTTTTATGTATATACTAAAACGACAGCAATTGGTTCAGTAGTAGTTACTAATCAAGGAACCACATTAACATATTATGTACAGGGAACAGCAGGAAAGATTAATAATCTTACTGTATCTGCTCCTGCAAATGGTGCTGCTGGAACAAAGCAGGATATTTTAGTTACAGCAACAGATGTATTTGGAAACAAGGTTTCTGGTAAGTCTCTTACTGCAACAGTATTTGCTGCAACAGCAACACTAGATTCAGCAACAGCAACAACTGGCGCTACACTTTCAGATTTTGGAGTTGCAAAGTTTACTGCAGCACTTCCAACAACTGGAACACGAGCACTAATTATGTTTGCTCCAACAACATCAACAGATGCAAATTCTGCAGATGTAGTTGGTCTAACTGCTCGTACACTTGCGCCTTTTGCAGAAATTGCAGTTCGTGATCTAGTATCAGAACTTGCTGCTGAAAAGGCTGCTAAGGAAGCAGCACAAAAGGCTCTTGCAGATGCTCTAGCAAAGGCTACAGCAGATGCTGCTGCTGCTAAGGCTGCTGCAGATGCTGACAAGGCTGCTGCTGTAAAGGCAGAGGCTGACAAGGCTGCTGCTGCTGCAAAGGTAGAGGCTGACAAGGCTGCTGCTGCTGCAAAGGTTGCTGCAGATGCTCTTGCTGCTAAGGATGCACAGATTGCTAAGCTAACAGCAGATAACGCTGCTGCAGTTGCTGCAATGAAGAAGGCATTTAACGATCTTGCTAAGAAGTGGAATGCAAAGAATCCAAAGGCAAAGGTTGCACTAGTTAAGTAATTAACTAAGTCTAAAATTAGGGTGGGTACATAAAGTACCCACTCTTTTTTTATTTAATGATATAATTACTCTTAGGAGTGCCCCAATTGAATAATTCTTTTAGATTAATATTATCTGCAATACTAGGTTTTGGGTGGTTATTTGGCGGTATCTCACAAGCTAATCCTGATCCACTTACACTAGGTTATGAACAAATACAAGAACTAAATAAAAGTGTATCTGATTTAAATTATAAAAATGATTTTATATCATTAATAGATATTGCAGAACAAAAATATGATGATGCTGTAGATGCTAAAGACGCTAAAGATAACGCCTACGATTCCTATGATGATGCGGTAGTAGCAGAAGCAACAGCATTAGAAGAAAAGAATTTAGCCCAATCAGCGGTGGATGGACAAACAGTAACGGTTGCTACAGCATTAACAAATAAAAATAATGCTAAAGATGCTCTTGATATATCAGAAGTAAATTTATCTACTGCAAATACAAATCTTCAAACAACACAGTCTGCAGTTCAAAATGCTGGAAATTCAGGACTATACTATACCGTCTATTATCTTACAAGAGGGTTTAACGGAGTAGCCATTCCAGATGCAGTAATATGTACTGGGGTGTGGTATCCAACTTCAATGCAGCCACCAGTTTGTGGCAATAGGTATGAAAATTTTGTAGTTAAATTTACTGGTCGCATTACTGTACCATCTCATTGGACTTCAACATATTTTGCAGGATACACAGATGATGGATTCAAAATGTATGTGGATGGACAACTTGCAATTAATGCATGGGTAGAAAAGGGATCTTCCTGGAGTTCATATTCTCCAGTATATGATGTTAGTCAAGATAAAACATTAGATGTAGAAATTTGGTGGTATAACGGAGGAGGACCAGGATACTATCATCTTGGGTGGGCAATTCCTGGTGGCTGGACTGGAGCAGGATGTGATTATACTGGAGGTTGGGGAGTAGGATTTAGTTGTAATTTAAAT